TATCGGCATTTTTTTTGAAAAAAAACACTGAAAATCAAAAATAAGGTGTTGACATTATTAAATTTATCCCTTATTTTCAGAGGTAGAAAATGAGTTGCTAATTCATGTCGTCTTTATTAGCCACTCACTTTTTATTGGGTGGTTAAAGCATGGGTGAAATACTCCTGTGTTTTCCGCTTTAAGCCCGGTGGGAAAGACGACATCTCGCCGGGCTTTTTTGTTTTTAGGGGTAAATCTGATGGAATCATTGAGTGAAGGAATAAAAACTGACGCAAAGGATATGCAAATTGTGCATACCCTTTCAGCACAAAAAGTACAGTCGTGGGCTTTTGGTGATGAACTTGTTCGTACAATTCAGATTGAAAACGCTCCATTTTTTGTCGCAAAAGATGTCTCAATCGCTCTTGGCTATAAAAATGCAACCGACTTAACACGCTCTTTAGATTCAGACGAAATAATAAACTGCACTATTTCCACCTCTGGCGGAAATCAAGAAATGCTTGTTATCAATGAACCGGGATTGTATCACGCAATCTTTATGAGCAGAAAAGAAGCTGCAAAAGAATTCCGCCGTTGGGTAACAAATGAAGTCCTTCCACAAATCCGCAAAACTGGAACTTACACAATCACACTTGATACAGAATTAGAACAGGAAAAGAAAAAGCTCGAAATCGCACAGCTCCGTGCCAACAGATACATACTTGAACATCTGGAAGAATTGGGCGAAAAGAAACTTTTGACCCGCTCTGCAATACAGGGAATTGTTGGGAATGCTGCCGGGGAAAATTCCGCCGCCGCTTTTTCTGATGAAGACATGAGAATCAAAAACTTTATTTTTGAAATCTGCAAAGTTGTAGATTTTGGTTTTGTTCCTGTTTCTGAATTATATGAGCGTTACGAAGCATGGTGTGCAGGCAACTGTCTTTCAAGAAATACATTTGTCCGCCGTGTTCAAAAAATAATGGGAAAATTCGTTGATTACAAACAAAAGCGGGTAAACGGCGAATTGATTCTTGTTTTTACCGGAATTGAATTTTCGGAAGGTGACGCTTAGGGGGGGGGGCTTGTATAAAAAAGTGTTGAATCCAAAACCGCACCGTAATCGGTATTGTCGTCCGGTTTATGTTGATGGAACCTATTTCTTTTCACTTTTCCAGGCTGCAATAGATTTTGAATTCAGCTATTACCAGTTTTATACAAAAGTTATGAACCATGACGGCCCGGTAACTTACAGCGGCCACACGGTAGTTTTGGAATCTTGGGTTAAAGAACACCCGGAATATAAATTGCAGAAACCAGAAGGAGAAAAAGGCAATGAGTGATTTAAACGCGCTTTACTTGCAGGGGCGGCTTACAAAAGACGCATCCTTGAACACGTTGAGCAATGGCAGTGCTGTTGCAACGCTTTCTTTGGCAGTAAACAAAGATTATTTAGACAATTCAACAAATGAGTGGAAAAAAATAACCAATTTTTTTGACGTTAGCTATTGGGGTGAGAGCGCAAAAAAGAATCTTTCTGAATATACCAAAGGTCGTGAAGTTCTCATTGAAGCTGAATTAAAAACTTCTTCATGGGAAAAAGACGGCAAAAAGTTTTCACGCGTTGAAATCCGTGCCACCAGGGTAAGAGCTTTAAGAAGACCGGGCGAAGGCAAACGTGTAAATGTTGCCACAAACGGAACACAACCTGCTTCACAAGGCTATTCAAGCCCTGCACCGGAAGCCCCGGATTTTGACGATGTGCCGCCGGACATGTATGACGAAAACGGCGAACGCATACCGTTCTAACTAAATGCAACCAAAGCGGAAAATCATACATAAGGAGTAGAAACATGATTTTAACGACAACCAACAAAAAAGGCGGCACAGGAAAAACCACCTTAAACACACTGCTTGCAGAATTTCTTTACAGGCACGCTCAAAAAGTGCTGATAATCGGCCTTGATCCGAATTGCAGCATTTCAGAAGTCTACGGAAAAGTTTTGCAAGACCAGAATTCAAAACTTCTTCTTACAGGCCGCGAAGTCCAGCCGTATTTGCTCAAAGAGCATGAAAGCGGCGGAAGTCTTTCAATTATCCCGGAAGACCTGGATTTATCCATGCTTTCAAACGTAATGGACACAAAGCTAAAGCTGGAAATCAAAAAACAGGGCCTTGCAGAAAAATACGACTACATCATCATCGACCCGCCGGGAACTTGGAACGCCCAGACACGCAACGCAGTCTTTGCTTCTGACACAATCATTGTAAGCGGCAAATGTTCGCCGCTGGATTACAAGGCAACTTTGCAATACATGGACACATTGCAGGATTGCTGCCTTGAATCAGAAGTTTTTGTCGTCTGCAATGCTTATAACAAAAACCGCGACCCTGGCAACATTTGGGAACAATACAAAAACACTTTCGGCGACTTTATGATTGAAAATCCCATTCCGCTTGTGAACAGCTTCCAGAAGCTCGTTCAAAACCCGGAATATAAGATTCCCGCAACCGTAGAAAGCCGCATGATGAATTTTATTCAGACCGTAACAGGCAAGGAGTGGGCATAAAATGGCAAAGTTTTCAAACAACAATCTTTCAACAATAAAGATTCCTCTTGAACAAATCCGTGAAGAAAGCGGCAATGTCCGCAAGGTTTACGACTGGCAGGAAATCGAAAACCTTGCAAAAAGCATTCAGACAAACGGGCTTCTTAATCCTCTTACGGTAAAACCCGGCGTTATTGAACCGGGCTTGGGTAAGAATGTTTATGAGTTGATTTGTGGTCATCGCCGATTGCGTGCGCTTGCTTTTTTGCAGAAACAGGGCGTGGATGTGGGACTTGTGGAATGCTGTATCCGAACAGGCGAGACATGGACGCTGCAAATGATTGAGAATATCCAGCGCACTGATTTGACCGCCCAGGACAAAGAAAACGCAATCCGCGAAATGCTTGAAAAAGGGCTTTCCCAGAAGGAAATAGCAGACCTTCTTTCAAAGCCAATCAGCTATGTTTCTGACATTGTGGCAGGAACGAAAGTGCGCGAAAAGGCTGAAGTGGCTGGCATTGATACAAGCTCGCTAAAAACTCGTGCGCTCGCACAGCTTAGAAGCGTGGATGCAGAAGATTTGCCGGGTAAAGTGCAGGAACTGAACGAAGCTGGCGGAACGAATGCAGCCGCCACAAAAATTCTGCATGAATACAAAGGTGAAAAACAAGACAATTCAGAAATTGAAGTGCCGGATTTTGACGAAATGATTGAACCGTCTTCAATGTCTGAATCTGATTTTTACGAATCTGAAAAAGAGACAAAGCCGACTACTCACGTGAGTAGTAAGCCTAAAAATTGCGAACTGTTTATTTGGCTGAATTACGCAACAGCGGACAAAGAAAGTTTTCTTTTAAGTCTTGAACAGAAGTTAAAAAAGGTTGCACCAGATACAACGCTTTGCATACAAGACTGTGGGCGTGTTTTTGAAATTTCCGGTTTGAAATATGACCCCGGTTTACATCGGTTGATTTTCCTTTCGGACAATCCAGACGCAAAGACTTTGGGGTAACAAATGAGCGAACCGCAGAAAGCCAAATGGCACTTTATTTATTCAGAAACTTTAAAACAACGCATTGCCTACGATAAAGTGTCCGGCTGGCTTTTCTGCAAAGATGGCACAAAATACAGCCCGCAGGAATTGGCAATTATGACTGACAACTGGCAAAAATCGCATGAAGTGCCGCTGACAGTTCATTTGCTGAAAAAAGAATTTGGCGGCGAAATTGTATCATGCACAGAAAAATAGCAACGGGGGGGGGCTTTTGCCCCTATGTGAAATAAAATGGACTTTTCAAAATATAAAAACAGCTTATTGCAATATCTCCAATACAAGGGCATTGAAGCCCAGCGCGGCTTAATCCGTTGCTTTAATCCGCAGCATGAAGACAAAAACCCCTCTTGCGAACTTTTTGAAGACCACTTCAAATGCTATTCCTGTGGCATACATGGCGATATTTACGATGCTGTAGAAATCTTGCAGGGCATAACAGACAAAGCCGAACAGTTCAAAGAAATAGAACGCACTTTTGGCGGCGCATCAACAACCCTCGTTTTACCTAAAAAATCCGCTTCAAAAACACGCAAAACAGAAGATTTTGCGACTGATCCAGATTGTGTTAAAAAGCTGGAAGATTATTTTAAACGCCATAAATCACGCAATGAAGAAGTCACAAAGTATTTAAACCGCCGCGCGCAGATTAAAACAAATAATCAGCTTCAGACATACCCTGTTGAAGTGCGCGACCGCATGGTAAGCTATTTTTTCTACTGGCCCGGCTACACCATTGCCGAAGCTGAACTTGGCTGGCAGACGCTCGTTGGCGCGGGCATCCCCGGACGCAATCCCGAAAAAGGAAATAAAAGTCTTTGGGAAGCAAGCGGCGTTGTTTTTAAAGGTTTTTCCGGCTTTAAGCTTAATTATTATTTAGGCGGCAAAAGCAATAAAGTAAATACAAAAGGAATAAGCCCTTTTCCAATGCCAGGACTTTTGCCAAAAGAAAAACCTGTTGTTTTTGTTGAAGGTGAATTTGACGCTATCGCTTGCCGTGCAGCTGGAATTGAAAATGTATTTTCAACTTGCGGCGTAAACGGTCTTACAGAACCAAAAGCGCAGGAATTTATTATTCCTAATAACATCCCGGAAATTACATTCTTTGCAGATAAAGACAACGCACAGAATAATTATATCGGTCAAAAAATGTTCGGTTTAATGCCTTTTGCAGAAACCGACAAATACAAAACAAGCATTCCCGAAAAACTCTTAAAAGCTGGATTCAAAGGGCAAATCAAAGTTGCAATTTTGCCGGATAATGTGCCATACAAAGACACAGACGAAGCAATTCTTGCAGGTCGTGCAGATCTTGTTATTGAAGCAATCAAAAATGCGCAGCTTTATAAAACGCCGGAAGTAAAAAAAGAGATTCACGGCACTTTATGGCTTGATTATGACACATTAAGCATTAAACGCTTGCGTTCACTTCTTAAAAAAGTTGAATATAACTCACTGGACGAAGAAGATGTAGAGTTTTTTGCGCTTGCTTGTGTTAAGGCTTGTAAAAACAAAGAGACAATCAACGAAATCTTAAAATGGGGCGAAGGCAATATAACTGTTAAGCAGCTTGAAAAGAAATCGAATATTACCCCTTATTTTATCCTTGAAATATGCGAAAAATACGGCGTTTCAAACTACTTACGCCGTGAACTTGAAAAAGCACTCATTCCGGCAAGTGAAATCTTGCGCAACATAAAAGAGCAGCAAACTATTGTTTCCATTGATTATGACAGAATGGAAAATGATGTTAATTTTTTGCAGTTCTTAAATACGCAGGGTGTACGCTCTGCCGCTCTTACAGTTGCATCCGTATTGCAGGGGCGTTTGATTTATGTTGAATGTGAAAAACGCTGGTATTTTTTCAACGGTCACGTTTGGGTTCGCGAACCAGACGCACCAGGCGCAGCTTATACAATCCTGCTTAATCTCATGCTTAAGTATCTTGAAAAGCATTTTGACAAGAAAAGTCTTATAAATGACCTTGTTAAAAAGTTGGAAGGTCGCCGCTTTCGTGTAGAACTTGCGCAGGATTTGTCCGGCTTAAAACCCGATGTATTCCGTGAAAATGTTCCTTTTGACGGCCCGCAGATGCGCGAAACGCTCACGCTTTTAGATTGTGTAGTAGACTTTTCTGGTAAAGAAATCGAATACAGAAAAAGCCGCCCGGAAGAATACCGCCGCGAAATGCTGCCTTACAAAGAAGAAGAATTACGCAAAGCTGGAAAGCCAGAAAGGTTTTTGGAGTTTATGAAGGGTAACTTTAAAGACGAAAAAACGCTTCAAACCTTGCTTTATTATTTGTCGCTCATTCCTAGCCGTAACACTGGCTTTAAATACGGTGGCATTTTCTTAGGAAAAGGCGGAACGGGTAAATCTACAACCTGTAACATTGTAGAAGAAATATTCAAAGGAATGTGCGCCCGCGTAAAATCGGATGTACTTGTTTCAACAGGATTCAAACGCGCAAGCGGAAACGAAGCAAACCCAGAAATTGCGAAGCTGGAAGGAAAATGCTGTGCATTCGCCCAGGAAACCGCCCGCAATGCTTCACTTAATACATCTTTCTGGAAAGAGCTTACAGGTGGCGACACTCTTACAGCCCGTGGATTGTACCGCGATCCGCACGACTTCATTCCAACCGCGCAAATTATTATTGCATCCAACTATTCGCCAAACTTTGACGCTCACGATGAAGCCGCAATTTCCCGAATGGTTGTAATTCCGTTCAATATTCAGCATAAAAAAGGCGAAGGCGGCAAAACGGCAACAGGCTTCATAAACTACTTGCGCCCGGAATTTCCGGCTGTTGTCAAATATTTTATGGAGCTTTATATAGATTTGAATGTCAATCTGCATGGTGAAATACCGCTTTCCCCGGAATGTGAAGGTTACAAAGGCCGCTATATCGAAGAGCAGAAAACAGACCTTGATAAATTTGTTAATGATTGCCTGGTATTTGATTTGTCCGGCGGAATCTATACAGAAGTCCAAAAGGCTTATGAATGTTATTTGAAATACTATGGACTTTCAGACGAAAGTAAAGAAGCCTTGACCCGCAATAAGTTTGTACGCTTGTTAAAACGCGATTATCGTGAAATTGACTACCGCCAGAAGAAGATAAACAACTACCCGGAGCTTGTTTTCTTTAATGTCAAACTCTCTGAACAGGGCTTGCAAACCTTGAATGAAACCGCGCCAGCCCAGCAACAGAATGACGGCACTTTGTTTGGTGATGGCGCAGAAAAAACACAGACAAATGGCCCCGCAACACAATTTAAGCAGCGACCGCCAACCTACACACAGCCGCCAGAAGAACCAGATTGGGGCTTCCCGGATGATTTAGACGGTGAAATGGATATTTTCTAATTTTTAAGGAGTAAGAAAAAAATGATGAATAAACATGAAGAAATGCAAAAATACTTTGTCGCAATTTTGAAAATTGCAGAAACAAACAATGAAGAAACTTGCCAGGCAATCCACCGCGTTTGTATAGATGCAAGCAATTTTTTTGAAAACAACTACCCGGAAAAGGAAGAAGAAAAATAGGGGGGAATAAGATGTATTATCTTTTTATTCATAAAAAATCAGATTTGCAAAAGTATAAAAAGGATTTTGAAAGGGTCTTAAAAGCGATTGAACAAGGAAAAACACCTGTTCAAAATGAACTTAGATCGGCAAACACGATACTTTTTGAATCGTTCCCCTATCAAACTTTGTTTGGCATCTTCCTTGTTGTCGGTACGGCTGTTCTTGATAAGTTAAAATTGAATGAACTTGCAAAAATTGCAGTTGTCCTGGTTATAAACAATATGTGCTATGCGCTCGCAAATTTTATTTTTGCTTACGCAAAACATTTTTTGCGACTTAGACTGTGCAAAAGGCTTGGAATAGAACCAACAGAAAGGAATATTGCTGTCATGCAATCTATGGAATATCAAAGTGTATGAGGTGTGAAAAATGATTAAAAATGCAGATTCTTGTCTGATCGGAAACGTTTATATAAGCGGGCCTATTACAGGCGTTGAAAACTGGCAGGACAATTTCCTTGCAGCAGAAAAAGAACTTCTGGAACTTTCGGGAAGTTTTTGCGTGATAAATCCCGTAACACTCGCAAAAAACATTGAAGAGCTTTTTGCCAAACTTGAAAAAACGCCCGATTATACAGATTATATGCGAAAAGATATAAAGGAACTTTCCTCTTGTAACATTATCTGTATGCTTCCCGGCTGGAAACGCTCAAAAGGCGCACGGCTCGAATATCGCATTGCAAAAATCTTGAATATGCAGATCCTGGAGTTTCAGCCGGAATAATGACCTATGTTTCGACTTTGCCAGTTGTGCAAAAACGCAATGAATCTAAAAACGGCTCGCAAATCATACTTACAATTTATGCTGTAGAAAACGGTTTTGTTTACAGTATAAATTGCAAGCTGCGCCGTTTCATTCGTTCTTATTATCCCACCGAAAAAGAAACAAAATATCCGACTGAAAAAGACGCACAACGCGCAGCTGTTTTCCGTATCCAGTCATGGATAAAAGACAGTCGTAAACTCAAAGAACTTTTCTCGCATTTTGAAATTTCCGACTATGACCAGCCGTCTTTGTTTGATGATTTGTAATTTTTGGTATAGCGATAATTTAAAATCCTGTTATTCTGTAATTATGGCAACGAAAATATTTTCTTCTTTTTCACAAGTAACCGCAGACGTAAACCGCCGATTTTTGAAGGCTGGAATCAATACTGTAAACATTGTGGCGGCAACAGCACGAAACAACGCCATCCGCAATGTTCAGAACAGTTTCACATTAAGAAATAGTTTTACAACAAAACAAATACGCTTTACAAAGTGCGCTTCAAATGTAAAAACGCTTAATCAGATTAAAAGCGAAACTGGCGCGACAGACCGAATCTCATACATGGAACGCCAGGAAAAAGGCGGAACACATAGGGGAACGAACGGAAATTTGGTTATTCCGACCACAAAAGCCCGTGGCGGTTCAAATTTAAAAACCGTCCGCCGTTCGTATTATTACAGTGCAATAAAACCTCTTGTTGTCCACGGTTCAACCAACTTTAAGAGTAAAAAAGCCGCCCATGTTGCCCGTGCTTTCGTTGCCGCCAAAACGCACGGCTTTATCCGCATGAACAATTCTATTTTTAAGGTTACGTCTTTTAGAAAAAGCGGCGACAATGTTTCTTTTAAATCTACCCACATTTTAAACTTGAAATACTACAGCACCCAAACCCCTAAAAACGCATGGCTTGAACCCGCTTCTGATTATGCAGCACAAATGATGCAAGATATTTTTAACAAAGAAATGGATAAACTGAGCTAAAACCTATTTTTCCACCCTGTCTATCAGAACAAACTTCAACGCTTTCAATAAATATTCACAGTACCATTTGTAACTGGCCGTGCCCTGGCAATGTCCAACACGGCTTGCCGTACTCCGATAGAAGGACAAATCGTCAACTTTGCCATTCTTCCATGATTTAAAGGTTTTCGCACTTCTGTCTAAAGCGGTTTTTCTCACAATTTTATAATCTTTGAAAATCCTGTAACCTACAAATTCAAACCCTTGCGATGTTGAACCGATAAAGGTTTTGCCGTTAAGTTTCAAGAAAAGTTTTTCTTCCAGAAACCTTGCTATTTCAGCCCAGCAAAACTTCAGATATTCGACGTCATTACTGAAGATTATAAAATCATCCATGTATCGAACATACGCCTTTGCTTTAAGTGTATGCCGGACAAAATGGTCTAATTCATTTAAATAAACATTTGCTGAAAGCTGACTTGTTCTGCATCCTTTCTTTATGCCTACGCCGTTACAATCTTTCATAAAGATTGTATGCAGCAGCCACATTATTTCAGAATCATCTACAAAGCGTTTAAGATAAACTTCTTCAAGCGGCAAAACTGGAATGCTGTCAAAGAATCCTTTAATGTCAAAATATACAAAATGAGAATATTTGTTTGCATAAAGTCCGGCTCTATTCGCTGCATCCAGTGCGCCTTTTCCCTTTCTGCAAGCATAAGAATCGTAATCCAGGCGCGGTTCAATATATCTTTCTATCACCCTGCAAACAGCTGTATGAATAATTCTGTCTCTAAGTTCTGGAGCGCAAATTAACCGCTTTTTCGGATCATAAACCCAAAAATAGTAATAGTCGCCAGGAATGTATGTATGCCAGATTAGTTCATTTTGCAATTTAATCAGCTCTTCTTCGAGGTTGCTTGCAAATTGTAATTCTTCTGGATAATACTTTTTATCCTGTATAGTTTCATAAGCTGCACAGTATAAATTCTCAAAATCGTAAACTTCACTAAATTTAGGTTTATCCATATTTACCTACTAAAAAAAATAACCAGAAAAGCGCGTAGCCTTTCTGGTCTAAGACTTTAGCACAACAAATGCCGTGCAAAGGCAGCCGAACTGACGTTAAAAATAAATCGTCACTACGCCGTAACCGTGATTAACAGCGTATGCCTTTTTCTTAACAATTTACATTCGTCACAGGCAAGCCGCGCCCCGATGTTCGTGTTGACGTTCCACGGGTAGTTGTTCGCGTTCACAGTGCGAGGGCCACAGTGAACGCCGTTGTTCCAGTTGTTACCGCAAATCAGCGCAGACAAACCGTTTGCAAACGGCAAATATGCCAATTTTGTTTCAGCTGCCTTTTCGTAAAAAATGTTAGTTTTTACGATTGATAAGACCGCCTAGAATCTTACCTATCTCTGCAAGACGCTTTACTGCCGTTTCATAAGTTCGGGTTGAGAGATATTTCTTTTGACGCATACGCCGGATATAGATTTTAAGCAGCTCCAAATTGGTGTCTACTTTATACCAACCCGGCATTTTGTCACGGGCTTTGTTTGTTATCAAAATCAGTTTTATCGTGTCTATCAAAGTGTTTTTAATTTGAGCGCACCAAGCCGATTTTTCAAACGCTGGAAAACGTTCTATTATCGGCTCAAAGTACACATCAAAATCGTAGAATTTCTGAAAAAGCAACAGATTCCACACACTCCCGGCAGGGTGTTTCTCTTGCGAAAAATCCATTTATACCTCACAAAGAAAACCAGATATTCAGATAAACAGGAAACAGAACGCGGCTACGCCGCGTCACAGGCAAGCCGCGCCCCGAAGTCCGTGTTGACGTACCACGGGCAGTAGTACGCGCTCACAGTGCGAGGGCCACAGCGAACGCCGTTGTTCCAGCAGTCACCGCAAATCAGCGCAGACAAACCGCGCGCAAACGGCAAATATGCCTGGCCCATGCCAGAACCTAAAACATCCTGCCAAGCCCAAGATGTAGAATCCTGTCTGATTGAATAATCAGAAGTCCATTCTGCAACGTTTCCGGCGCAATCATGCAAATTGTAAGCACTTATTGCATAAGGTTTAACGCCATTTGCGGTATCACGCTTGCCTGTTGATGTGTTTACGCCTACGCCTGTATAAGTTCTGCCTGTGTTGGTTGTTTTAGTCCAACCATAATTATTTGAACCGTCTTCACCCTGCGGGCTGCCAAAAGCTCCAGCAAGCCATTCTGCATAACGCGGCAAACGCAAGCCCTGTTTATGCGCGATTTCGTTGAATGTAAACTGATTCATTCCTTCGCTTCCAGTAACAGGAATTGCGCCGTATTTTGTGGCAAGTTTTCCGCTCTTTATGTGCAAGCCGTTTGTGCCGCCCATAAAGGAAAAGGCTTCTTCTGCGCTTGCCTGGAATGCACCCATCCAAATGCCGTTCACTTCGACAAGTCCAGGATGTGAAATTTTAGGCTTATGCTTTAAATCCCAAATTGAATTAGGAACAATGCCGACTGTTACATTGTCCTGCCATTTTGTGCCGCTTGATCCAAACTTGTTTCCGGCTGAATCAATCGGAATCCACAAACCATCATTTGAGACTTTGCGAATAGCTCCATAATAAAAATGTCCGATCTTACGGGAAGTTGCAGCTGTTGAACCGTCCGGGAAACTTTCGTTTTTAGAAACGACAATTTCCGGGCTTCCACCGTCCAAACAAATATAAACCCAGTAATCAATGCCAAATTCAAGCTCATTGCCTGTATCAAGCAAACTTGCAGGGTCAAAAGTGAATTCTTCACGGTTAATTGTCTGAACCCATGTTTCACCGTTCCAGATTGGAATTCCTACACCTTCAGCAAACTTCAAAATGTCTGCATCATATTCAAAAGGATTCTGCTTTTCCAAAAAAGCGGCTTTTACAGATTTAACATTTCCGCTTTCTGGAATGCAAGCAACTGAACAATCGTCAACAAGGTCTTTGTATAAAGTTAAACTCATTTAAGGGCCTCCATCATGTTTTCAATTTCTTCGTCTGTAATTCCAATCCTGTATTTTTCAGCAGCCGGATTGTCTACGGATTTGTAGTCTTCCGGGGTCTGCTCTTCAACAGGCTTTTCTTTGCTTTCTTCTTTCAAAACATTCATGTAGTGATCGTCACGCAAATGCTGCAAACGACTGTACAATTCTGTTTTGCCCGTATTATGCTTAACCGCATAATCAACAGCATTTTGCCAGTCTTTCTTTGTCTGGCAATACTTCGGTATTCCTACCATGCTTAAACTCCTTTTGCGGTAAGCCGCAATTTATTGTTTTTTTTATGATTCAACTTCTGCAAACTGCAAATTTACTTTCATTGAATCATAGTCATTCCATTTTCCAACGCCCCATTTTCTTGTTCCCCATTTTTTATGCCGGGTTCCAGAAACGATTTTTCCGTTAATCAAACGGCGGGGGTAAATATGCAAACCGTCTGATTTGCATTCAGTTCCAAACGGTAAAAACTCTTCATAATTTCCGGCTGGCGTAACAATCGCGGCATAAGTTTTTTCCGCATCATATTCAATGTTTAAGTCGTTCCACGGAATAAGCGCGTCTGTGCCGGATATTTCCACGCTAAAAAGCCTGGAAGAAAAAGCATCGCTAATAATTTTTAAAAGAGCGTCCAACAAGTCCGAATTTTCGATATTATCCGGCTGATTGGAAGGTGTGCGCTCTGTTCCGTTAAATGCTTTTTTGAAAATTGCCTGCCTTGCTCCGTGCAAATCATTAAAAAACATAACACGCCACGGTGTACCGTCTGTACTGTTTGGCGTACTTGCAGCAACGGCTTTTCCATAAGGATATTTTTCGTCGGTGTCATCCCTAAAGTCTGTGTAATTGCCGTCAATCTTAATCATTGTTTTGCTCCTCTATCCATTCCACAGCCATTACCGCAACAGTATGCACAGGCTTAATGCGCAGAATCAGATATTCAATGTAGTTTTTATAAAGAATTGGAATCTGTAATTTTTCGATATAAAGAATTTCATTACGCGAATTTCTTACAACTCTTTTGCATACATAAAAACAGAATGCCCAGTAATCCGCGTCATTCGGGATTGAATACGGGCTTGCGGTATCGTTGCGCAAAATTGTAGGAATAAAAGTTTCATCGCCTTCGCGGTAATCACAACAGGCTTTTGAATTTCCGCAAACCATAACCGAATTGTCGCAAACGCAAAAATAAGCAATATTTGCCTGTCTAGGATTTGCGCACGGGATATTTTCTTCTACAATGATTTCCGGGAAAATTCCTTGTAAAACCGATTGTAAAAAATCTTTGCTTTGTCCGCCCTGGTTCATACTCCAAAGTAAAGACAAAACTTTCCTGCGCTGCTCTAATTCCGCTTTCGTAAAAATTACAGTGAAAACGTCTTCCCACTTCTTCAGCTCGCGTGTGGAATCAGCGAAATAGTCCATGTAAACATTTTCAATCTCTGTACGCAGTTCTTCCGGCAATACCGCAATAGCTTCAAACAATCGCCGCAAATCGGTTTTATTTGTGATATTCCATGCAGGGCCACTAGGAAGAAGGTGTTTTATTGCGTCTAAAAAACTAGCCCTCATAAATCACCCCGTTAATATAAAGGTCGCCTAATGCTGCAAGTTCGCCTTTTCCAAGCGTGTATTCGGCTATTACAGGGCCAGTTGTATTCATTGTTACAGTGTCAAAAGTTGCTTTCATGCTCAAAGCAATGTTGTTTACCGTTGCAATAAGGGAATTGCGCAGAATAGAATCTGTGCGGTTATTATCGTTGCTTAAACCTCTGATATAAGGCTCTCTGTTGTTAAAATAAGTCTCCAGCTCCGATTTAAGCGATTCGCCAAAATCTTGAGCTGTAACGCCTGTAAGCCCTGTTACATATACATTAAAATTCGTGATACGAACGGCTTTAACGTTCGGGTAGGTTTCATTTCCTTGCGGATCCAGAATAGCAGTCAATGGCTTTCTGTTAGCAGCTCCAGTGTCCGGGTCATAAGTACACGCTTTGCCAACCGCAACTAAAAGCGCAGAATCTGGCACGCGCGTAGGGTATAAATCTGTAGTTCCGGCAACATAAATAATTACGCCGCCCGGTGAGTTTTCGTCATTATACGGATATGTCTGTAAAACGCCCGCAACATCGTAAGCCCAGATTCTGTAATCTGCCAAAGCTCCGCCCTGTGGTTGTGTGCTGTATCTGTTCACAACGCGCCGCCTGTAGCTTTCTTCAGTTTCATCGTCTGTGCCTGTTATTGTTGTTTCTGCAACTTCAGTATTTTTTTCTGCGTAATCAATCGGATTTACAAAAGTAAGAATGTCACCGTCTGCAAGATTTCCGTCAATTCCGCTTTCAGTGCAATAAACTTCAACCCGCTTCTCGTCTTCGTCAAGTTCCACACTTTCAGAAACGCAATAAATAAAGCCTGTTATATCGCTTTTTAATTGAGTTCCAAGCGCAATAACCTTGTTTTCAGCAAGCCTTTTAACAATTATAACGCCCTGCCAAGCCTTGCCTTCCATCGGGCGTTGAACTCCGAACTGGTCGCCGAGTTTAACCAGGGGGCGTATTGTATGCCCTAAAACATTCACTTTGCTATAGCTTGCAGTGTCCGGGAAAATCTGAAGCAAAAACCATCCGCACAATTTGAACGGAATTATATAAATAGCAGACAAAACTTTTGCAAGCACAATAATAAATGCTTTTGGCAAAGGTCTAAGTCTGTTATTAAACTTTCCCTGCAAGGAAGTAAGTATTAAATTGTAAACATAATCAACCGTTTTATTCTCGTAAGCCATCTATTGCCCCTGCCACTGAAAGCCGTATGTATCTTTTAGAACGTCTGCGCCGCTCTTTGTTATATGAACTGTAAGTTCCACTTTTTTTGCATTTGTTGCAAAAATTGCAGTTTCAATTTCGTCTGCAATTCCTTCTTCAAGCATCCAGCCTAAATCGTCTTTTGCAGCTGCAACCGCTTTTTTTATATTGTTTGAATTAAGCGGCAAACCGTTTACAATCGCATAAAAAGAAGAAACCAACTTTTCATTTTTCTTTGTTCCTGGAATAAGATTGCCCCACCAGGTTTCATTTTCACGCCCTGCGCTGTCTCTTGTGTTTCCGCCAAATAAAGACAAATAAACAGCCGTAGAAAAATTACGGCAGTCTTTAACAAGTCCATCTTCAATAACAATGTTTCCCATGCCGTCCGCACCGCTTAAAAGTACATCTCCGGCAAACTCTGTTTTGCTCAAATCCATTTATTCTATCTCGCTTTGAATAGGTGACGGGTTTTTTGTTCCCGTTGCTTGTCCTACAACAGCAATAACAACTTGTCCGCTAGGAATTGTTATTTCCGCATCGCTTTTTATGTCGTCAAAAATCTTTGTTACAATTTTCTGCCACAGTTTTTCACAGCTTGCTTCATCAGAAACTTGCGTTGTCTTTATCAAGTTGTAAACCGCGCTTCCTGTTTTATTTCCGTCTAATGCCATAAAATCCCCTTATGTTCCGCTTACGTCCGTGCCACATTGCGGCGCACCAGTAAACGGGCAAACAGGAATTGCACAGAACGGGCCTTGCCCGCTAGGTGTTGCAGTTCCCTTGCATTTAAGCGTTCCGCCTGTAAGCTCCATTTGCTGCGCTTTCAGTGTCATTTTTTGCGACGCTGAAACCTCAATGTTTGCCTTGCTTTCAGTTTTCAAATCCTTTTCAGTTGCAACGCTTATTTCTTCCGGCGTTTCAAGTTTCACTTTGCCGTCGTTCAAAAGCGATAAAACCGCCTGCACTTCGCCGTCTTCATTTCTTGAATATAAAATCTTTTCACCCGGCTTTGCTCCCTGTGAAGCTGTCAAAACGCCAACGGCGGCAAACTTTCCGTTTCCGTCTATGCTTACAAGAATAATTCTGTCGTCTTTAATCGGCGGCGAATCATCACCGCTAGGGGCGAAGGTTAAAGCGGTCTGTTTGTAGTTCAAGCGTGTTTCAATCACCTGTTCAATGTATTTGTCAATTTCAGCTTTAAGGTGTTTTCCTATTCTTCCCATGCAAAACCCCCGTTTAATTCGCCCGTTCTGCTTCCAGGAATAACTAAAGAAAAAACGGTTTGTTCGCCTTCGCTTTCGCTCCGTTTCAGCTGCACTTCATCAACTTGCAGCTTTGTTTCTTTATAAATTTCTGCGTCCGGCGCAAGCACGCTGACCATCATATTTTTACGGTACAGTTTGCCGTTTTTATCCCTACAACCTGCAACAGTAAGCGTGTATTTAACCGCACTGGCAAACATACGCCCGGCCATTGCCTTAACTGCATTTTCAAGTCCGCCAGATTCAACATCCTGCATAACTTTTGAATAACAACGCAAAACGCCGTGTTTAATCAAATAATCGTTTTCAAATGTATATTTTTCAGAATCATTGTCTGCATCAACCTTAGTAAAACCTGTTACATGGCTGTACATTTTCTGACCGTCCAAAGTCGGAACGCAGGAAATAAAAGGCTGTTCGCCTTCCTTGAAAGTTGCGCTTACTTCTTCCTGTTCCGGCTTCCAGATAAGTAAAGAACCATCCTGCGCATTGGAAAGAAAAACGCCGCGCTGTTCAGCAAGTTTTGTAAGAAAACTTAAAATCTTGTCTTCCGGCGCGATTTCCACGCTTTTGAAACTGTCTCCTACATCAACTTTAGCTTGTACATTTACGCTGAATGCGCCAGCAATATTTTCTGCTATCTGCTTTAAATCCAAATCATTGTATTCCGGCGGGTAAAGAGAATCTGGCAATGTTGAATCATTAAGAACACCGCAAAGCGGACAGCCCTGCACGGTTATAGTTTTTGAATCCGGCGAAACATTCGGAACCGCTGGCAAAAGCCGCCCCTTAAATATTAAATCGCCGTCAAAATAAACTTCACATTCCTTGTAAGTAAATGGTCTGAATAATTCCCGCAAATCCTTATTTGTAGAATCCCAGGTAGAAGAAAAAGAAAAAGCGTCAAAAGTATCAACCGAACAAACAACCGTGTACCCTGTAAAACCAGTGAACTTTTTCCCATCGCAAAAAATGGCAAGGTCTTTTTTTGCCTTTTCGTCCAAAACAATAGTCTGTTTTGCTTGTATAGGGGCTTTATTCTCTTTTGGCTCCAGTGTGTCGGGAATAATGAGATTATCGCCAATGCGGATGATTGGCGAACCGTCTGAAGCTGTTTTTCTACCTTTAAGCTGTGGATTTGCGTTTACAATGTCCGTCCACTTTCCAGGAATCCCATAATATTTAACGCTGATTTTCCACAGCAAATCACCACTTGCAACGGTATGAACTTTAGGCATAATAACGCACCTCTCTACCCATAGGGATTAGCACAATTTCATCTGCCGTAAGTTTATTGTCGTTTATAAACTGATCTTGCCTGTTGAATCCGTCTTTTCCGTACAATTCTGTTAAAAGCTCAAAAAGCTGTCTGTCACGGTCAAGCGTTATTATTCGCGTTACAGGCAAATTAAAAGAAGTTTCTTCAAGTGTCCGCAAGGAATAGGTAACAACGTTCAAAAGTTTTTCGTAAGTTTCGCCAGTATCAACAAAAGCATTTTTCTTGTTCTGTGAATCAATATACGCGCTGTACTCTGCAAAACTTGCCGCAATCTGTGTCGCGGTCTCCAGAACGTCCGAACGGCTTGCAAAACTGCCGCCTGTGCTGCCGTCTGAATAATCTGAATCATCCTCTGTTGGATTGCTTGCCCCTTGATTTGTGCTCTGTTCCGCAGCTGCCTTTGCAACTCCGTAGCTTAAAGCCGCTATCATGCTTCCCCATGCAAGCGTAGCGGCGGCCCACTGATTTGTAACTGCCTTAGTTCCGAACGGGTCGGCTTTTACATTGTTTGCAATGTCTCTAATCATAAGCTGATAGCCAGCAAGTTTTGAAAATGCGTCTGATGTGATTTGTGAAGGCAGCCTAATCATCTTAATCGTAGTTGTTGCCACTTCATTTGCAAAAGTTCCGATTTTGTCTACATTGTCGATTATGCTGTTAATAAACCTTTTTGCAGAATCATACCATTGAAAAAGATTTGCCCTTTTCTTGTTTTTTGGCGCAGCTTTAATCATCTTTTCTACGCCCTTGAAAGTTGAATTTGCATTAGACTTCATGGCGGCTTGAAGCTGCATCTTGTCTTCAATAGAATCGGTGTAAATATTGTTTGAGAAATTAGCGGCGGCAGAATTTTCGTATTCGTCCATTGCCACATCCAACTTGTCCACCGTTGCAACTTCACTTGTAGATTCTTCTTTATCAACAAGAGTTTCAGAAAAAGTAACTTCAACGCTGCTTTCGTTCGCACCGTCTAAAATATTGTCCGTGCGCTTGATTTTCCCAGTCGGAACAACATTTATTTTGCCATAAACAGGATGTTCAAGAATTCCGTGTCCGCGTTCGCTTAAAAGTTTTTCAAAACTGTCTGCTTCTTTGTTGCAGCTTGCGCCCGAAAAAATACATTTTAATGGAAAAGTTCTGCCACCAAGCCCTAAAGACTGGATTAAAGCCCCGTCAAGTTCCGGGAATACAAAAGAGGCTGTTTTTAAATCGGTTTCGCGGCTGACATTCTCATAAATGAATGTCTGCCGCTTTCCGCTAGGTGAGTTATACGCTGCTTCTTGTATTTCATCATTCCAAGCCATGCTTTTATGATATTTGCGCTTGCGTAAACTCGCTATACCGATTTAGAACGAACCGCTTGCTGTCCTTGCGACTGTAACGCCGGGGGCTACCATGCCGTAATTATCAGATTTCAGTTGTTCCGCAAGATTGATGTTCACGTTTGAATAGCTTTCTTGCCGTGAATAAGAACTTGCAACAGCCGCTGTCTTTGTTGGCGGAATCTGCAAGTTTTGATTTTCCGTAAAACTTGCGTTTGCGTCAAATCCGCTTTTCATCTCTGAGATTTTATCCGCCCAGCTTCCCATTGTGTCACCAATGCCAGGAACCCAGTCTAACGCCCTTAAAACCGCTTCAATCGGTGTAAGAACAAAACCAAGAATTGCAGAACCGATTCTTTTAAAAACTCCTATAAGCCCTTCCGACTGGAATACGGAAACAAGCCCCTGCCAAAGATTCGCTATCCCACCGAAAAGCCAGCCTATAAAATCAAAAAGAAGTTGCAGCTTTGCTTTAAGAGATTCAACCCAGCCCGCCACAGTCGCGCCTATCATTGCAAAGAACGATCTTAAACTTTTCCATAAGCTACCAAAAAAAGAAGTTATGCTATCCCAGATTCCGGCGAAAAACGCCCCGATTTTTTCAATCATTTGTGCTACAAATTCTTCCATAGCGGCGACATTGTCTCCGAATAAGAATTTCATAACCGCATGATACATGTTTGCAAAAAATCCGGTTATGGCATTCCATACATCAGAAAGAAATTGCGGAATCCTGCTAAAGAATCCTGTTATCGCATTCCAAACTGTAGAAAGAATATTTAATGCGGCTTCGCCAAATCTTTTCAAAGCCGCGCTTATGGAATCCCAGTGTTTGACACACGCGATAATAATTCCGATAAGCAAACCGATGGCAACAACAATTCCTAATACAATCCAGCCTATAGGGGAAGCAACAAACACGGCGTTTAAAAATCCCATTGCTGTAGAAAAAGCCGTTGTCGCTCCGGCTGCAATGCTGGATGCAACCGAGTAAATTTTCATTCCTACGCTGGCAGCAACAGCCGCGCCACCCTGTGCTTCAATGGCAACTGTCGTTCCCCATAAAGCCGCATTGTGTGCAACTTGAATACCTTCTAAAACCCTTGTCACAATCTCAAAGCCTTTCATTACTTTTGTAACAAGTAAAATCACGTCCACAATACCGTGCCATGCCATAAACAGCCCGCCAATAGCAAGAATAGGAACTTTCAAATCCCAAATCATCTTGATTACTTTCAAGCCCGCAATAAGTATTTCTCCAAATGGGCTTCTTATGTCGCCTAAAGCCTGTTCTATAACAGGGCCTACGGCGGAAAGCACTCCCGAAACAAGGTCTGGAAGCTGATTTAAAATAGCGACAACAGCCAGAACAATGTTGTGCGCAAAAGCAAGCACAGATTCTTGCAAGTTTTCAAGAGATGGCTTTATATCCTGTCCAAGTGCCATTTTTGCAAGAATGTCTTGAATATTCGTCTTCATACGACCAAAAGAACCTGCAAGCGTGCTGTTGGCTTCCCTTGCAAAGTTTCCTGCATATTGTTCTGTTCGTTCAAAGAACATCTGCATTGCAAGTTCTGCTTTTTCAGCGTTGCTTGCAGTGTTCCATTTAAAATTGATTCCTTTTTCAAGGGCGTATGCAGACAAAGTTGTGGCATTCATTGCAACGCCCAGGTTGTCCATCATGGTAAAATTGCCCTTCGCGGCTCCGGCTATAGATTCCATAGCCATGCTTGTGTCAATGCCCATTACAGATGCGACATCGGCGGCTCTTTGCATTGCTTGTGTGGAAAGTTCCATTGCCCGCACTTGCTCCAGGCCCGACCCCTGGAAAAGAGACCCCATTTTATTAGCAGTTGCCATGTAATCAGAAGCGGAAAGACCCATATTTTTATAAGCGGTCTCTGCAAGTGTCTGAACGCTTTCTGCATACTCACCGAATACCGCTTCTGTACCGCCCAAGTTCTGTTCAAGTTCCATGCCCAAAGGAATGGCAGACTTTACGGCGGTTGCGGCTGCTGCTACCACCGCGCCAAAACCGCCCACAACAGCCCGCTTCATTGCTGTTTCAAATGCCGTAAAACGCTTTTCGGCGGCTAACAGTGGAGCGGAAAGATTTTTTTCAAGCCACTGACCTTTTTTGCCAAGTGTGGAAAGTGCAGGCGAAGCCTTGTCTAAAATGGAAAATTCGGTTTTTATTTGATAAGTAGTTGACATATTTCAAAAACCGCCTTATTATCGAAGTATGAAGTTTAACGAATTACCGCAAAACATGCAGAAATCTCTTTTGGAAGGTCGCAAAAAAACTGTATTTATTGCAGGGATTATATTCACCGTCTTTTTTCTTGCGCTTACAGTTCTTTGCTTCCTTATTGGGCATGGATTTGAAAAACTTTGGTTTATCCCTGCAATCTGTGTTTTCATCGGCTTTGTTGGCATCTTATTAGAATTGAAAGAACCGACAAACAGCAAAAACCGAATCAAGAGTTTCGATTCTTATTCTTTTTCAACTCCTTCTGCATCTGAATCAAACTAGGAATTAACGGTTCATACCAAAACAACAAATCTTCCAATGAAAGTTCATCCGGCTTCATTGGAAGGTGGTAATTCTGATATATTTCCCTAATCATTACAGGAACGCCAACGGCAGCCTTAACTTTTTTTTCTCTGCCCTCAACCGCAACCGTTACGGTTAATCCATCAAAAAAAGTCCGACAATCCCCATAAAGAATTTGAAGTCCGGCAAACCAAGATTTAAGAACCAGCCTGTATCTTTCCCGGTCATGCTGCTTGCAATGGAAAGGGCTTTCTGTGTTCCGTCACTTCCTTTTTTTCCTACAGCTGCAAAGGCCCTAGGTGAAGGAATGTTGATTTCCACCTCTGTATCTTTGTAACCTTCCGGGCTGAATCTTGAAACTGTGTAAACAAGGTTTCCGCTGTCATTTATAACGGCACTTCCTTTTGTAAGCGCACGGATAAAAAGTTTCTTTCCGCTGGAAAGCAGTGTTTCGTTCATTTCGCTCCTGCTTTCGTCCGCTTCAACTTCCAGTCCCATTTTTTCTGCCCAGTCGTTGAATTCTTGTTCTGCAAGCTCTGCGCTCATCGTTGCTTTTTCTTCTGCCATTTTGCTATCCTCAAAAATAAAAATCTCCGACTACTCACGTGAGTAGTCGGCTTTTGTTACAGCATTTCAATTCTGCCCTCAATGGAAAGCTCCATTGTTCCGTCTTTTTCCTTGTGCTTCACATCACCAACAAGCGTAACTTCGCCAGAATAAACGCCACCATCCACCCTTGTAGCCATAAAAGAAAAAGGCTCAAGTTTGTTTTGCAAGTCGTTTATAAAACTCAAATCCCCCAGTCCGGGGTCAACGGCAATTTCTACGCCGCTAATGGACTGGACTTTGCGCGTTTTCTTGATGCGGAAAGTTCCGTCTGTATTTGCGGCGGTTTCGTTTGAATATGTTGTAAGGTCGACTTCCGGCTCACTCTCGCTGTCACAAGTGAAGTTCCTTCCATTCAAAGTTATGCTTTCAAATGCACTTCCTGCTTTTGCCATCCTTCAACTCCTTAGCCTAAATAAAAGCCAAAATAAATATCGCCGCTGATAACTTCCACGTTGCCGGAAAGTTTGCACGGGAACACGTAATCAACGCGTTTAGGATTTTCGCTGTTGATTCCGACTGTAAGATTTTCTTTTGTAAAATCTTCATCGCTGATAATCGCATTCAGTGCTAGAGAATGCGCAAGGTTTGCAAGCCAGCCTTTTACAGTCTTAGGCTTTATCGCCTTCGGGTTTGTCGTAACCTGTGAATCCGGCACAAGTGGCGCGCCCTTAACATCATCGCTTTCTGTAATAAGGCGGCAGTTATAAACAATGTTCATAAGTTTAACCGCATCCACAACGTAGCGTCGGCCAGGGTATTTGCCTTCTGAATCCGGGTGATAGAATGTCACAATGTCGTTCAGTTCTGCAACGTTTCCGCTCTTAATGTTGTTTGACGCGCCTTTAAGAATGGACTGGTTGCGAATCTGTGGCGTTTCCTGCGCTTCATCGCTTCCGGCTTTAAGTCCTGTAAGCTGCCCTTTGTAGTTCTGCGGCGGGTTTGAATCCGCTGTTGTAATAATGTCATTAAGCAGACCTTTTGCAGCAACGACAAAAGGCAACTCCGGCGAACCAACACTAGGAATCAAAAAGTTGATATAGTCGTTTTTACGTTCGTCCGTGATTGCAGTGCGTGTTGTGTAGTTGTCTGTACAGCCGTGCGCAACAATACAAGGCATTTTCTGCAAAACGCTCCAGCGGCCTTCCCCCCAAACCTGGTATGTATCAAGTGCGCTTCCAGCCTTGTAGTCAAAAGTTGAAAGAATGAATGTAACCCATTTCTGACCGATTTTTTCAAGCGCACCTGTAACGTCTGGTATTCCTGCTCCGTCTGCAAATGCAGTAATTGCCACGGTTAAGCCTGGCAAGTCGGCATCCATAACAATAGTAATACTGTTTCCAAGTACGCCGCTCCATTTTGCGGTCAAAGTGATATGCTCCGGCACATCTCCAGCGGCTGCTGTAACAGCAGCAGCCGCTGGCATTTCAAGCACGGCGTTAATTGCAGCAACAATGGCAGCCATAGTTTCAGAAGCTGTTGCGCCTTTTGCAACGCTGAATTCAGCGTCTACACCGCCAACGCTAACAGTACCGCTTCCGGCTTTTGTTGCAGCATCTCCAGTAATAAGGATTTCGCCCTGTGCCTTAGTCCACTGCGCGCCTTTTGCAACAGGCAAAATGTAAACAGGGAATGTGGCCATTGCTCCGGCTTTTGGGAAAAGCTGTAACGCCGCAAGGTGAAGGGGGCTTCCGTAGCCGTACTTCTGTGCAACAACGTCTGCGCTTCCTTCAATTTCGTACTTGTCAAGAGAATAGACGGCATCGTCGTTTCCCTGTCCAACAATCGCAAGCTGTTGTGGCAGCATTGCGGCATTCCCGGTGTTAAAGTTTTTGTAATGCGTTTCAAGACCTGTAATTCTTGAAACCGTGCTAGGACTTACACCCATTTTCTTTGCTCCTTTTATATTAGAATTCGACAAGCACCCTGCCGTCTTTGTCGCTTATTTTTGCGTCAAACAGTTCAAGTTCCTCACCCTCGCTGATTGCCACACCCTCTATGTAATCCACATTCAAAGTAATGCGTACAATTTTCACTTTCAAAGCTGCGCTTGCGTTTGCCGGGTTTCCGGCTTCAAACTTCACAACGTCGCGCCCGCTTACAATTCCGCGCATCTTAAAATATGCGTAGTTTTCGGCACACAAAATATTGCGGACAATCCGCGCCGCTTTCCAGGCTTTAAGGCTTGCCCGCATGGCCGCATTCTCTCCACTTTCCGTGTTGCCTGTAGCGTAAACATCAAGCAAAAAAGTTGCGCTCATGTTGTGCTTGTTTATGCTTGTGCTTCCGCTGTCCTTTTCCGTGCTTGCCAAAGAAAGGTTTACAAGCGGAAAAGGGTTTGCCCCGCCGTCAACATATTGCAGGGGGTCGTCATTCTCAATATAAACGGCAATGTTGTAGTCACGGGCGTTAGGGTCGGCTGCTTCCTGTGCAAGCGCAAACTGATTGGCAAGTTCTACGCTCAAAATCGCCCCAATCTGATCGCGGATATATTCGATATTATCCGGCTCACTTAAAAGCTCTTTGCACTCACATTCAATCATTATTTACCGCCTGTTCCGTTCCGCTCATATCCAAGCTAAGATAAACCCGAACAAGTCCAATCGTTCTGTCCGGCTCTGCAAAAACAACATTGCTTTCCTGCGTTTCCCCGTCAAGATTCCTGTAAACAAGTTTCCAGCCGGGCGCAGGTGTTACAGTTTTGCCGTTTATTTTTACACGGCTTGCAAGAAAACTTGCGCACACTGTCCGCCCTGCAACGCGGTTTCCCTCTGTATCAACAGAATAGCCAATGTCTCCCACAAACCCGGTTATCTCCCACGAATGCCCGGCTTTGTCGCTAAGGGTAAAAACAGTGTTTCCGGCTTGCTTGCCCTCAATCGTGTGGGCCGCATCCTTCTGCGCAAGTTCTCTTAAACCCATTTTTACTGTGCGTCTCCGGCGTCATCGCCTGCGTCGCTGCCTTTGTCTGAATCGTCTTTGGAATCAGATTTAGGGTTTGTGTCCTCTGCATCAGCATCTACAGCACCTGTAGAGGAAGTAGGGTTTGAAGCTGTTTTGCCAGTGCTTGCAGGTTTCTTGCCAGTGCTTGTAACCTGTACGATTTTCTTAGCCTTTATAAGCTCGTTAAAAACTTCTTCAGAAAGAAAATCGTCTTTTGTAACTTCCTGTCCTTCAACAAGAATTACGCCTTTTGATGTAATGGCTGTGCCATCAGCAATTTCATAAACTTTAGTCGCTGCCATGTTTTACCTCTTAAAGTGTGGTTGTCAAACAACCGAATTTATCAATGGAAACTGGAATAGCCAAAGCGCGCATCTTGCTTTCGCCTGTGTATGTATCGCCGTTTTCGTCGTACCAGACGCGGTTGTGAATGCGTGCAAAACCGTCATAAGTAACTTCTGCCGGAACAATAGCTGCAAATGGTTCTTTCATGCCAGCTGTTGGCACTCCACCGAATACAATTCTAAAGTCCAAATCTTCAACAGCAGCGGTAACAATAACCTTGTCTGCATTCATAAACTTTGTAAGAGTTGAACCCTTGAAAGATTCGTAACTGTCGTTATAAACCCAAAGTTCAAGGCGATAAGAACCAATGTCAACATAACCCATGTAACGGCCACCGCGATTTTTCAAAGCTGGTGAAAGCTGACCAAGATTCATGCCGTCTTTTTTAACAGCATCTTTGAAGTTTGCGTTTTTTAGCGCATTGTTCCAGGCGTTGCGTCCAAAAATTGCAATAGCAGGGTCGCTTTTTCCATCGTCGTTGATAGCGTCACAAAGTGCTTCCAAGTCCGCAAGAGGGGTAGCACTTGAAGAACTCCAGGCAACAGAAACTGTAGGCTTGTGACTTGACTTCATCTTGAAGTCAAGGTCATAAACGATATTTCCGTTTTCGTCTGAAAGCTGAACAACACCCGTCTGCATAATCTGTGCGCACTGTAATTCAATCTGTTCTTTGAACATACGATGGAATTTAGAAAGTGCCTTCTTGATTTTTGCAACAAGGCGGGCAAACCATGAACCAATAGTTGCGTCATCGTCTCTTTCGCCCGGCTGACGCTGCATAAGGTCAATAAGCGGAATAGGCTGCTTCAAACAAGAATAAGGCGGTTTAAACCGCTTTTCTGTAAAAATGTCGTCATCAACAATAACGCCGCCTGTTCTGTGGTCTTTCAGAACTGGCGCAACTTTGTTTCCGCTGCGTTCAATGTCGATTTCGACAAATTCTGCGTTTGTATAATCTTCTTCAGTTGTCTTGAAGAAGGTTGTAAAGAATCCGCGCTTCTGCATTCGCGCGTCATCTGTGAACATTTTCAAAACTCTTTTCAAAAAGTCCATTGTTTTCTCCTGTTGGTAAGAACAACCGTTTACTGGTTATCCTGTTTTCCGATATTTGTAACATCAAGGGCAAGAATTCCGCTTGCTCTCAAAGTGTCTGCCTGTGCAGCAGTCAAAGCAGTTCCAGCAACAGTTACGCCGCTTTTCTTAACTTTTCCAGCAATACAAACACGAACATAAAAGTCCATTGCAGCACCGCCGCTTGCGTTTGTGTTTACAAGGTCGTCGCGTGTAGCAAGAACGAAACACTGGCCGCTTACAGCGGCTGCAAGTTCAAGTTTTCCGCTTGTACCGTTGCGCACAAGAACATAACCGTCTTTTGCAGTAGTAGCAGCCGCAAGAGAAAGAACTTCACTTGCAAACTCATTGTCGCCAATGAACAAGTCATCCGGCCCGTGGTTAATGATCTGGCTATTGCCTGTGATATTTCCCATTACAGTTGTCCTCCCAATTCTTTTTCAAATGCAGCCATTACAGCGGCATTATCCCTCTGTGTGTTGTCTTTTGGCGGCACAACTTCTGGAATGTTTTTTTCATCTTCCTTTTGTGCGGCAACAACCTGTGCGGCAACCTTTTTATCCATGAATGCGTCAATAACTGCCGAATCACTAGGATTGGAGTTATTCTTGATACATTCAAGGGCGTAATCAGTGCAACCGCATTTTTCACCCATAGCTAAAAGACGGCTTGCGCGTTCGCGTTCATCGCTTGCGCCTTTAGCTTCGCCTTCTGCAACAATCGCCGCATAAACATCGGGATTGCTCTTTTTAAGTTCTTCAGCTGTCATTTTGCAGCCCCCCATATTATTTTTGTCGGGCCTGCTATTTGCGCCGCCCGCGCTTTCCAATTTCAAACAGGCAGCAATCTTTGCGTTTGCTCCCTGCATTTTATCCGCATTTTTTTTCATTGCGTTTTGAGTTTCCAAAACATAAGCCTGCGCTTTTACAATAAAGCTGTTTTTTGCCGCAATAAAATCTTCCGGCTTTTCTTCGCTCTTGTTTTCAATCACTTCGTCCGCAAACCCGGCTTCAACAATTTCTTTGCCAAAATACCAGCTTTCAGCGTCCATCAGATTTTTCATTTCAGAAACTTTCTTTCCTGTTCTGCCGCTGTAAACAGCCGCTATCAAATCGTCTGTACGCTCCATAGCGTCTGCGCTGGTACGCAAATCGTTTCTGTCGCCAATTACAACGCTCCAGCCGTTGTGAATCATGTAAATTGAGTTATCTTCAACAATGATTTTATTCTTAGAAGAAACGGAATGGGCGGCCAATGCAATAACGCTTGCTGCGCTTGCCGCCATTCCCTGTATGTAGGTTGTAATTTGAATGTCGCTGTGGTTTCTTGCAAAGTCGCGGATAACATTATAGATGGCGATACAATCCCACAAATCGCCGCCTGGCGAATTGATTGTAATGCGTACATCCTCGCCAGCTCCAACTTTTGCAAGCTCGCTTCTTACATAATCTGGAGTAATGCCACTTGTGAAAAATCCTTCACCAATCTGCTTGTCTATCAACAGTTCAAACATAGTTTAATTTTCCTTGTGTTTAAATAAACTCGCTATACCGAAAAAATATTTTTTTATGCTTGTTAAACGCAAAAAGCCACCCCTAAAAAGGAGCGGCTTTGCATAAAAACAAAATCATTCAATCTGCTTTGCGTTCTTTGACTGAATGGCAGCAATAATAAGTCCGGCAATAATTCCCACAAGTCCAAAAACCATAGTAATTACAGTTGTCATTGTATCCTTGCTGAATCCGCCGAATCCAAGCAGGTACGCACCAACGCCCACCAAGCTGACCGCAAGAACTGCAAGCCATGTTTTCTGCGTCTTGTTGCGTTTCTGCCAAAGCTGTGAAGTGGCAATTCCTGCGCCAAACATTGTAAGCGCAAAACCTGTCATGTCGGCAAGCTCAAACTTTGCAAAGTACGCAATAGCGACACCTGCAACAACCATCAATAATCCAATGATAAGAAAAATATTCTTTTTCATTTTTACCCCCTGCCCATTTAGGGCATTTTTTATTATTTACAGGCAACGCCCGCAATTTACTTGTACAAACCGCCCAAAAGATTTTCACGGCTTCTGAATGCCAGCTTGCAGCCATCCTGTTTGAATCCATCTTGTTCCAGAACAATAAAATATTTTGTGTTGTAGATTGAAACAAGAATTGCAACATGGCCGTATTTGTTTGTTTTGCTCGCGCCCCAGACTAGAATGTCTCCGCTGGAATAATCCGCAAGCGCATCTTCTTTTATGACTTTCAGCTTGCCAGGGTTTTTAATAATGTCTTTTGCACCTTCAACAGGCGGAAATTGCGGAACTTCCAGAACTTCGCTGTAATACTGTCGTGCAAGATCTACGCACTGTGGCCCGAATTTTCCGTCAAAATCAACTTTTGTTCCAAGATACTTTTTAATAAACTGCGTCAAACTGATAGCCATTTTTCACCTCACTTTATTTTGCTTTTTCTTCAGAATTGCCTTCATACAACGCTTTCAAATCGTTGTAATCGTTTTCTGTTTCTTCATAACGGATCTGAAATTCCCTAAGCTGTATAATCCATTCGCCCGGCACGGTAACTGTATCGTCCGGGTTTCTTACATCGCCGTACAATCCAGGAAAAGAAGGGAAGTTTAATTCCGGCAAATAAGGTTTTTCGATGTACTCAATTTTTGTGCTTGTGCAGCCCGTTAAGAGCGTTGCCAAGAGTATCGCCGTCATGCAAATTATTGATTTTTTCATCCGCTTCCTTCCTGTTTTTTCTTAAAATCCGAATCGTACTTTCAAGTTTTGCCTGTTCAGCAATAGCCCTTGCAAGTTCCTTGTTTGTGCTTTCAAGTTTGCCCTGTGTTTCTTTTCGCTTTGTCTTTTCAATCCGCCACAAAAAGAAAAGTAACAAAATCCCAACGAAAAGCACCGCCGTTAAAATCAAAAAAAACTTAATCATTTTTCTTTTTCCTTCTTCTTTCGTGTTCTTCGTAATTTAGCACCATTGCGCCAATCGCAAAGAAGCCAAAAAAAATACAAAGAATAATTCCTAAAATCAGCCCAATCATCTTTCTTCGTTATTTGAAGATTTGCTTGCAATGGCATCACTCACTGCAAAACCGATTTTTTGTCCGGCATTTACACCAAGATACAAAAGTGAAATGTAGAAAAAATCCTGTATTGCAGCTGTTAAAAGCTCAATCGCAGTCTTTGCTTCCAAAATGTTTTTTATGCAGCAAATAATAACAACGACAGCAACAACAAAAGTAATCACACCCCAGACAATCCAGACAAGAAATTTCCTGCTTTGAAATTTACTTGCTTTCTCTTTTTCGCCAGTTCCGCTTTCTTTTTCTTCGCTCATTTTTGCACCTCGCTTTTAAAAGATTTAAACTACTCACGTGAGTAGTTGAGATTCACTTGTACACCTCGCGTATTTTTACAAGATGTTCTATAAGTTCCTGCGTCCAGTTTTGCATCCTGTGTTTAAATTCCGCCGTCTTGAATTCTTCTTTCACGCCCAGCCCGTAAACCAGGGAACAGATTTCTTCCTGTTTAATTTCGATGTAGGCGGTTTTTGTGTTCAAATGGTTAAAGGTTATCCATTCCACAACCTTGTCATAACACCGTTCAAGAATATATTTTGTAAAATATCCGTTGTACTCGCTTTCGTCTGTTATGATTTTTGACCGCAAGCTCATAATGAACAAATGCGCCCATTCCACTTGTTGCCTTATAATTTCCCGCTCTTTTTGATCCTCACCAATCTTTACAGCTTTAGTGTGAATTGTTATCAGTCCGACTTTTGCAAGAAAAGCAATCAACGCAATAAGCACGGCTAAAAACACAAGTACCATCCATGTATTTTTACTTGTCAAAACTGTGCTTATTGCTTCCCACATTGCTTAACCTCTTTGTCTAAAATTTTCTTCACGTAATGCGGCAAATGCTGCCACACCATCGCATTAACTTTTTCATGCTTTTCAGTCCACCAGTTTTCACCGTCATAAAAAGCCGGAACTTCAACGCCGCCTTCGGAACAAACCCACTTCATAGAACTGTCATTCGGCGGCGTAACTTTCGCATCCCGCCATTCTTTTTTAAGCCGCTCATTCGTAATCATCCAGTCAAAATGTGCAAGCGTGTAATAACCGTTTCTGTATCGCTCACTGTTTTTCTTTTCCAGCTCCAGAAGTCCGCGCATCCTGTTAAGCTCTTTTTGCTGGTCAATAATCACACTTACAAGCTGCTGTTTTTCCATCTGTTCAAGTGCCTTGTCTTCCGGCTCTTTTACAATCAAATCTTCCATGCCGTTCATTCTTTGCCCCCTGTGCCGCCTTCAGAAGAAGGGCTTGAACTTCCGTTCAGCTCGCTTTCATCGTTAATTGGTTCCGCGTCAATGTCCGTATAAACTGGCTCTCCGTTGTTGTTTTCGTCCACGTGCGGAATAAAGCCCGTGCGCTTCATCAAAGCCCGCTCTTTTTTCTGTTGTTGCAAAACCTGTTTTAACGTCATGCCGCTATTGCGTAATGCTTCTTTGTCAAAAGTAGAAAATCCGTTATCAACGGCAAGTTGGCTGGCTCTGATTTCTTTTTCGCGGTCAACGCTAGGGCGGCTAAGTCCAAGCCATGTGCATTGAAGCCAAGCAGAAATAACCCGCCATTTTGCAACATCGCCGTAAGCCTGCAAAAATCCCGGCGCGTCAAGCTGACCTTGTAAAATTGCCTGTGTAATAAAAGCGTTGTAGATATTTTGGCAAAAAGTATCTGCGTTCTTTTTAATCTGACGGCTAAGGTAAACTTCAAATTCATTGTTTGCCTGTCTTGAAGCTGAATAGTTGTTGCCAAATTTCAGCATCAAGATTTCCGGCGGAATTCCGTGCGTCCATGCAAGCCCGGAAATAATAGCTTCTTCAAAAGTGCGGTAATTCACATTAGGGCGGTTTGTTGCAGGGCTTACAATCTTCTGGCCCGGATCCAAATCATCAAAGAAGGTTCCCGGCTTCATTTCCCGCAAATCATCGCCAATTTTTTTATCTGGAAATGGGTTGTAATCTTTTGGTTCAGCAGGTGTAGTTCCAACCGTAGGGCGTAACCGTGCCAGGCCGTCGCTAGGTCTTGCGCCTTTTGCGCTTTCCTGCGAACGCTCCACAAAGAAGGCAAGCATAGCGTTAATGACCGCGGCGCGTGTTTCGGCGTCGCGGTAGCGGTCAAGTTCTTTAAGCATATAAAGCGTATCAGCCAAAAACGGTTCGCCCCTGGTATCGTCAAGCAGTGTTTCGCTTCCGTAAACCATCCAGCTTATAAGCCGCCCCGATTTTTCGCCCCTTGTCGGTACACGCTCAAAATGAACATCGCCGTTAATTTCAGTACGAATATGAAAAGCAACCTTTTTTCCGTATTTGTCAAACTCTACGCCGTGTTTAATCCAGTTGCCGCCTTTTGGTGTGTAATTATCCGGCGTTCTTATGTTGTCGCCGTTTACCCACTGCCAGCGCGGTAAACCTGTTTTATTGTCAATGCGTGAAATAATGATACCGTCGCCGCATACCAGGCTTTCAAAGCGAACTTGTTCCTGGAACGCTCCAAAATTCTGTTTTTTGCCCCAGTCAAAAACTGCCGGGGTAGAAGCGTATAAATCAAACTCTGTGGAAAATTTTTCTGCGTAATCAGTGGCTTTTTCTTCCTGTTCGTCTTCGCTCTTTTTTGACCAGATGACAGAACCAACAGGCATAGGGGCCGCAACAAGCCCCGTGTGAATCTCATTCCAAAGTAAACGGCGGATAATACCTTTTGCGTACAGGTTTTCTTTGAATAAACGCAAAGAACGCTTGCGCAGCGTCCAGTAATCAACAAAAACAAAATCAGTAATTGGCCCGAAACTTCCTTCAAACTTTGAACCGTTCCAGGCATCCTGCGCTAAATCCATTAAATACAGGTTGTAATTATCAAGTGTCTTTTCAATCATTTAAAACCCCGGAACAATACGCCGTGCCGCGCATCCGTTCATGCCCAGCGACCGTTCAAGCTGTGCAATCTCTGCAATCAGCTTTGACCGCCAGCTCATTAAATTGCTAATATCAGTTCTTTTCACCGTCTGCCTGTCCTGCCCGGTGTCAATCGTGTATTCGGCGATTCCGTCCGCGCCTTCCGGCGAATTAAAATAAGCAATGGCCGCGTCAATCTCGCCTAGAATCAGCCTGTCGTTTGCAAGCTGTTCAGTCCATAAATCGCGGCTGTCTTTGTTAAGGTATTTTTCTGCGCCCGGTAATAACATAGTTCAAGAATAACCGCCACCCGCTCAAACTCGCTATACCGAAAAAGAAAAAGGGCTACTACTCACGTGAGTAATAGCCCTAGTAAAAGTTTGATTTGTCCACGGCTTAAAATATCCAAATATCGCCGCTTAATTAAGTTTTCAACAAATAATCAACAATCAAAAAGAGTGTTTTATATTTTCCATAACCGCGTTTTTACAGAACTTTGCCGTAGCAATTCCGCTTTCACTTGCAGCCTTTTTAATCAGCTCCATTTCTTCCGAACTTACCCGGATTTGAATTTTAAGCGACCCGGTCGGTTTTCTTCCCGCTCCAGGTCTTGCACCGCCGCGCCCGCTCTTCTTAGTCTTTTCGCCATCTGTCTTTGTCATGCCTTTATTTTATCCACAACTAGAAAAGTGTCAATCATTTTTCATTTATTGATTCTTTGAGAATCTGCCCGAACAATGCCCGCGCAAAATTAGGCGGTACGGCATTTCCTATCTGTTTGACAACATCAACTTTTGTGCCTGTAAAAATATAGTCTTCCGGGAATCCTGTAGCCGCCGCAAGTTCTTTCGGTTGCAGCATCCTAAAGCCTAGTTCAATTCCGTATTTATCAGTTCCAATAAGTGCGTATCTGTCTTTTGTTGTAAGTGTTGGAATCGGCTCTTTTAATGAAACAGCGTGGCCGTTTCCGTAATACTGAATCAGCATTGGCGAAACCAGGCAATGTTCCTGTTTTGTGCAGATTGTAGAAAGCGGCTCATTCAATCTTCTGTTTCTCTGCCGTGCGGATGTTTGGCCGATAGCGGAAATAAAAGGTTCTACAAGCCCGTATCTATTTGAACAGTCAAGGGTAGAAACTGGTTCATTGATTGAATGAACTCTGTTGTTTCCTTTGTTGTATCTGCATAAAAAGGGTGTAATAAGCATGTGATGTGCGCCGCTGCAAGAAATTGTTGAAAGCGGTTTTTCTATACTTTCGGCTTTAGATTGTCCGTACAGTCGAGCGATAAAAGGAACGGCTGAATCTCCCCAGAATTCTTTAATCCCGTATTCAATACGCCGCATTGTTGCCGCTGCTAATGGCTTTTTTCTCTGGCTGATAATTTGACTAGGAATCGACCAGTCTATTATTTCCGCTGCGCTATGCCAGTTTGGTAAAATCAAATCACCGCCTTTTACATTCGTTGGTTCCGGCCACAAAATCTGCTTGCCGCAATCTTTTCTTACAGCTTGAATAAAAAGCCGTCTTCTTGAAGTAGGCGCACCATAATCAGCAGCGCACAAAACCTGCCAATCAACAATATAATTCAGCGACCGCAAGCCGGAAATAAAAGCGTCAAAAGTTTTTCCCTTGCATTCTTTTATTATTTTTCCTTCTGGATCTAACGGCCCCCATGTTCTGAATTCCGGCACATTCTCAATAATAATTCTTTTTGGTCTAAGTTCTTCTGCAAATCTAAGCACTTCCCATGCTGGCGACCTCATATCTTCAGAACGCGGTTTGCCACCTCTGGCCGTTGAAAAATGCTGACATCCGGGACTTGCCCACATTAAATCAGTGTTTTTGCTTGCCTTCAGCGTTTGCGGCTGTATGTGTTGCACATTTTCGCAACGGTGTTCCGCAAAAGGATAATTCTTTGAATGCGTTTCAATCGCTCTTTCCCAGTGGTTAATTGCGCTCATGTTTACATCAAAATTATAATCATGCGCAGCTTCTATAAGTCCTGTAGATTCACCACCGCCACCGCAGAACATATCAACAATATTAAGTTTGCCCATTTTTTTTCAGTACGTCCTTACCCCGTGATAATGCAGCACAAATTTTTTGCCGTCCAAGCTGAATGCTTCTACATACAAAAAGCCCTTAATCCAGTAATCACGCGCCATGTCAACGGCAGATTTGTAATCGCCAAATTCCCTGCCGACCATCAAGCCGTTTCTGTCTATTGCCCTTAAAGCTATTTTGTCCGATTGCTTTTCGATAAAATCAGCGCGTTCTTTTGCCATTGCATATTCCATCGTGTGAACATTCGGAATATAAGATAATTCTGCCTTCATGTTTTGAACCTCTGCATAAATGTTATTATTACGGCTAAACTATCGCTATACCGATAAATAAAACTTTTTAGCGGTTAAACAATCTGGTAACACCTTTGATTTTTCGTGAAGTTGCATGGCAGGGCGGCTGCCCTGCCAGTTTTTTTTTATGCCGCTTCTTTTGTTCCGTACAGAATATAATCAACAGCTTTTTCAGCCTTGCTTGCCGCGCTTACAATCATGCGCGGATCGTTTTTAAGAACTCTAAGCCAGCTCTGCAAGTAAGCAACTGAATTGTTGAAAGTCTTTTCTGTGTTCAGTCCGGCAACACTTGAGAGCATTGCGCTTCCGATTTCTGCAACAAGTTCTTCTTTGCTGTAATCCTCGTTGCCGAAGAAAGCAGTGCTTGAAAGGCGGTCAAGTCTGATTGCCGCGCCTGTTGAATGTGTCATTTCGTGAAACAAGGTTAAATAAAATTCATCGCTGTTTTCAAACTGATTCAGTTCCGGCACGTGAACTTCATCAAAAGAAGGGCTGTAGTATGCGCGATCTGATTTCTCCACGAAAAGGCGGCAGCTTTCACGCTCAAAGTAAGTGTTCTTTACGTCTTCTGCGCTTTCAACTTCCATATTGGCAAAGTCGATGTTTTTAAGAGGTTCAACGCCCTCGACTTGTGAAATGTGAAAAACAGTGTAATAGCGAAGAATCGGAAAAGATTTTACCTTTTCAGTTCCATCTTCCTGCTTTTCGGTCTTATTGATGAAATTCCAGTAAGTAACAATGTTTCCCTTTTCCCCTGCCTTAACCTTGCCGCCAAGCTCATTCCACTGTTTGAGCGTTGCATATTCGCCGTCAAAAGGCAAAAGAAGCTGGTTCAAAACAGAATAGCCTTTTTTGCTTACGCGGTTGAATTTTGCCATTCCGCCATGACATGGTTTGTGCCACGGAATAATTCCCTTTTCCATCTGCTTGATGATTTTGTCTGTTACGATTTCATAAACTGTCATATTCATACCCCTTTAATTAGTGTTTTCCGCTTTGTTTCACTTGATAATTTAATATTACATTATTTCGTTTAATTTGTCAATGTAAAATTAAATTACTTTGTGTAATTTTTATAATTTTTATTGATTTATTTAATTTTTTTGTTTACTATTTAGATTATGGATATAGCAAAGTATATTAGAATGTGTTGCATAGAACGAAATAATATGCAAATGAAGGAACTTTCCGAAAAAACGGAACAGACACAGCAGAATCTTACAAATAAAATGCGCAACAATAATTTTAAGACTTCCGAACTTGAAAAAATTGCCGCTGCTTTGGATTCGCACCTTGAAATAAAGTTTATCGACAACGCAACAGGTCACCCGATTATTTAACTTTTTTTTCTGACTACTCACGTGAGTAGTCTTTTTTTTGCAAATATTTTTTGTTTTTCCTCTTGACAATACGCATAATGCGTATTATATTATAAGTATGAAAGACAAAGAGCTTTTAAGTCTTTTACAAAAGGATGGCTGGTTGCTAGACCGAATAAACGGCAGCCACTACATCTTGGTAAAAGACAATCAGACAATATCCCTGCCAATCCACGGCAAGGATATGAAAAAAGGGTTAGAAACCGCAATCCTAAAGAAAGCGGGTCTAAAGTAAAAGCAAATGCGGGCGTAAGCCCGCAAGGAGTATAGATTTATGAATATTGTTTATCCGGCAATCTGCCACTTTGAAGACGGCGGCTATTGGTGTGAATTTCCAGATTTGGACGGTTGCTTCTCGCAGGGTGATACAGAATTAGAGATTGTGGAAAATGCAAAAGAAGCTCTTGAAGGTTATGTCATTTCAGTTCTTGAAAAAGGCGGCAATCTTCCAGAAGCAAGCACAATCACAAGTATTCATGCAAAGGAAGGTGATTTTTCAACTTACATTTCCTGCGATATATCAAACAGCGGCAAGTTTGTAAGAAAAAATGTAACTCTTCCAGAATGGCTTTCTGCTCGCGCTGAAAAAGCTGCAATCAATTTTAGTCAAACATTGCAGGAATCCTTGTATAAAAAACTTGGTATTGCCGCAACAATAACCGCGTAAAGCATTAAGAATGGCAACTACTCACGTGAGTAGTTGCCGCTTTTTTCTTAGAATAACACTGGCTGCCCGCCGTCCATTTCAAAAAGGCTTTGCTGTGCAATCCAGCTTTTAAAACGCTTTTCCTGCAAAAGGAAATATTCAGTGTCCTTTTCGCATCCTACAAAATCGTAGCCCATTTCGTGCGCTGCAATCCTGCTTGAACCGCTGCCTAAGTGTGTATCTAAAATCTTGTCGCCAGGTTTTGCGAACCTGTGCAAAATCCATGTATATAACGCAATCGGTTTTTGTGTAGGGTGAATTCTTGTTCCGTCTTCAGCTCCATTTGAACCGCATTCAAAATAGGCTGCATTTTCGTTTAAACTCGTCCATGCAAGTTCAACAGGCGCAAGCGAAAAACCTTCTGCCGGAATATTGCTTTTTCTCCATACCAAATAACAACGGCTTGCACCCAGGTTAAAATAATTTCCGCCCCAGATTATTTGTCGTTTGCTTACTCTGAAAAGCTCTTTAAAATATTCGTCATCCGGCGCAATATCCCATTGCGCAACTTTGCTTCCGTATTTTGCAGCCCATGTTCCGCCCGTGCGTCCAACTTTGATTTCTTCAGCGTTGCTAAAGATGCCCCCTGTACGGTGTGGCTTCTGCCTTTTGCTTTTTCGGTTCGTATCGGTCAAACCGTCCACCACAAGCGGCGTGTACCCCCCCCCATAGGGCAGATCTACAATCGCCAAGTCAAATTCATTGTCTGGCAACAGTTTCATTAAGTCCATGCAGTCCATGTTATAAGCAATCTGTCTTCTCATTTTTTTATTTTTCCCCCGGAATAAGATTCTGTTTTGCATATCTCCAGAAAACGCCCATGTCCAAAGCCTTTAGCCCGATTTCGTTTCTGCAAATATCATCCGCCAGAATCTCCAAAGCCGCCAAAGCATAAACGTATGTATCAAAGCCGTGGTTTGCAGCTCCAAATTTAGCCCGCCAGATTGTCTTCAGCCATTGGCCCGTATTCTTGTCTATAACTTCAACTTTCTCTTCCGCTTCAAACATTTTGAAGTAATCATCCCTAAAGTTTTCCGGGAAGTTCGGGAACCATGCTGGCTGTTTTTCACCTTCGTTCCACCTTAAAACATTCATACTGTTTGAAATTCGGTCTTTAAGTTTTCCTGTATTCACATGATACGCAAGCGGCAAACCTATTCGGTCAAGTGTTGCGCGGCTGAAAAGCTGGTAAGTCTCGCCGCCCTTGATCCAGTCCATACCTTTTGAAGCGTAAACGCCCGCCGTAAATCGCGCCACAAAGGAATAAACCCAATCCGTATAATGGCCGGAATCAACAAGCGTTATTGCAATGCGGTAGTTTAAGCCGTCTTCGTCGGTAAAAATGCCGTTTTCAATAATCTGTTCAAGCTCATCCCACGGGCCGCCGAATTGCTCCGTCGCTTCCTCTATAAACTTAAAGTCAATCGTGTATGTAACGCCGTTCATGGCAAAGCCTTTTATGTCAACATACAAACCGTTTTTCTGAACATCGACTGCGCAAACAAGAATAAGAATCGGGCTTCCGGCTTCTTCTCGCGCCATCTTGTTTGGAATCGTGCCGCGCGCAAAACCAAAACGCCTGTGCAAGACAGCCTTTTCGTATTTGATTTGCTCGTTTTGTTCCTGGAATGTAAGCCCTTGTTTAAGGTTGCGGAAAACTCTGTAGCGTTCTTTGTCTCGCACCTTGTTTGCCTTAATATCCCAGCATCCCGCCCACTGGCTTACATAGTCTTCCCAGGAAAACATTCCCGGCGGATTGTACAAAGCTGTTATGTGATAACTTTCCGTATTTGGCTGAATCGGCTTTTGACTTGCCCGCCATTCACCTTTAGGAACAATGGCTGCCTTGTCGTAGTTTTTCATAATGCCGCCGCAATACGGGCATTTATAGCCGACTGTCTCTAAAATCGGCTCAAAGTTTTCGTTGTTTTCCCAGACGATGCCGCCTATCTGCTCTGTTTTATCTTCGTTCCATACTGCCCATTCAAGTTTCTGCATTTCGCCGCAAAACTTGCATGGAACATAAAAATACTTCATTGTTCCGTTTCTAAAAAGTTTTGCAATCAAGCTGCTTCTTTCTTCTGTTGGTGTTGAACCAATAAAAAGTTTGCTGCTCGTAGGGTAGGCATCCAGACGGGCAACCGCCAAATCATAAATCGAACCTTCGCCTTTAACTTTGGCTTGCATTCCGTCCGCTTCGTCCACAAGCTCAATTTTGTAAGAAAAGTTTCTGAAGCGGTTTCCGCTTCCGGCTCCAACGGCGTGTAAATATCCGCCCGGATATTCCTTTTTTAATCCTGTATCGCCTGTATTTTTTGCGCCCGCCGCTTTTCTTGTCTGGCTGAAAATAAGGTTTCTTAATCCGCAGTTGTCTATTGTCGGGTCAATTTTAGTGTTTACGGCATCACGGGCCATCATTTCGTCCGGCAAAACATAAAGTTGCGGCGCAGGATTTTCGCCAATGTAATACATCATTATGCTTTCAAGCAGTCCTGTTGTAGCTCCAACCTGGTTTCCCTTCATAACATAAACACGTCTTGTCGGGCAATCCGGCGCAAACTGGTCTACAATTTCCCTAAAATACGGAAACTTGTCATAGCTGAATTTGCCCGGAAAAGGTGAAAGCGCACGGTCAATGTAACGCACACTTTCAATGTATTCGCTCGGCTTCCTGTAGCTTCGCTGTGCCGTTAATCGTGAGAACTGTTCAATTAAAAAATCTACATCGTCAAAATTGATTTTAACCTGTGGCATCTCTTTCTGTTTTCACGCGTTAGTAATTATCAGTCCAGTGCATCCAGAATGAGCAGCGATTGTTTAAGCTCTTGCCCGGCCTTGAATGCTGCCACATAATGCGGCGGAATGTTTTTTATTTCGCCCGTCTTAGGATTTCGTGCATTCTTTCTGCCGTTTCTTTTTTTTGCGTAAAGCGTACCGAATCCTCGCAGCTCTATTGTGTTGCCGTCTGCAATCTCGCTTTTCATTTTCAAAATGATGTGGTTAATAATCCGCGCAGCTTCTTCACGCCCAAACTTGCCGTTGTATGAGTTGTACAAATCTTCTGCCAAATCAGCCCTAACAATTTTTTTGTTCATTCTCTACCGCCTTGTCTTTGTAATCCTGTTCAATGCAGGCAATGTCACGCGCAAATGCCGTCAAATCCTCTTGCAGTTCCGCAATCTTTCGCTGAATATCATCCGTGTCTACTTCCGGCAGGGAAGCGTTCAAAAAAATCTTTTGAGATTTTCCTTGCAACCCTCTGTTGCATAAGGCCTGTATAACGGCGTTTGTGTTTCTCTGGTCAATAATCATAAATCCCCCTTTATCACGTGCCACGCAAAATGCAGCCGTGCAATGAATTTCTGTGTATTGATGTAATTGCAAAATCCCCTGTAATGCCGGATTGTTTCCCGCCTGTTTCGTCTGTACATTTTCTTGTTCTGGTTTTGGCTCATGTTATTTTCTCCCTTTATTCCTTTAAAATCAGTCCGCAATATTTCCCCAGCCCGTCATTTTGGTTTTGCGCCGGGCCAATATAAAGGACTATTTTTCCGCATTGTTCTATGACCATTTCCATACCGTCCTTGTTTGCGTGCATTGTTCCGCCCGCTCCGAATCTTTCTGCGCATTCTTGTCCGGTTTTTGCACAGCCTAATGCAAAATCATTCCCTCTGAAAACCGTTCTGTAATCTTTGGCTTTTTCGCCCAGCCGAAACTTTTCCCATAGATTCGTGTAATACTTCATTCTTTGCCACCTTGCAATAAATCCAGCTTGTCGTTCAAGTCTGCAATCACGGTTGCAGAATCGTCTTCTGTTTTGTCGTATTTACCTTTTAAGCCGTTCAGTTCAGAAATAATGTGTTCTTTGCATCCGGCAAAACAGCGTGTTAAATTGTCGCTTAAAACATTTATAACTTCCTGCCGCCTTGTTCCTTCGTCGCTGGAGAGTGCAAGAGCTATAACCTGGTCACTTACAGCTTCCGGCACATCCAGCAGCTTGTTCATAAGTTGGTCTACAAAGCTGAAAAGCCGGGCTACAACAAAGTCTTTTGGTATTTGCAGCATTCGTCTTTCTTGCGTTTTTTGTTCGCGCTCGTCGGCGGCTGTTAAATCTCGCAAAATTTTTGCGTAGTCGCCAATGCCCTTTACATCGCCGTAGTGTTTAATCAGTTCACCAATAGTCATGTTCAGCATGGTGGCGGCTTTGTTTTGTGTCTGGTTTTGCTCCAGCTGTTTGTTAGTCTGCTCCGGCAAAGGAAAGGTTGTTGCAGAAGGCTGTTTTTCAATTTCTTCTGCCGCCTGGTTAAAAGTTCGTTCCAATTCTTTTGCTTGCAGAGCCGCTTTTTGTTTTTCTCTGTGTTTGTCCAAATAGGCACGATTTAACGGATTATCTGTGTCCAGCTTTCCGCCGCTGTTCAGAATGAGAGTACCGTTTTTTATTTTTCCACTTATTGCCATGCGCGAAACGCCAGCCATCCGCGCAAATTCTGCTGCTTTTACTTCCATTACAGGAAATTGTAAATGTTGACAATGTAACTCGCTATACCAATGTAAACTTTTTGTAAACCTACCACGGAACATGACGCACAAAAAACAAAACGCACCCGCCGCCGAATAATTGCATACGGGTACGGGGGCTGCCCAGTACCTTTGAGCTGCTTTTCTTTTTATTGCGGATTGGTAACTATTGGTAAAACAATTAAATATTTTGTTGGTAAAGTAGTAAAAGAATTTTGGTAAGAGTTTCTAAAGTTTTTTCTGGAATAAAATTTTTTATTCATTAAAATTTTTATTCTTAAAAAACTTTTACAAAGTAATATAAATTACTTTACCATTTTACCATAAAAAAATTAGTAAATCGTTGTATTGTAAACACTTAAAAAGTAAAGTTATTTGTAAAGTATTGAAGGTAAAAAAAAATGAAAAAAGATTGAGAAGTTTGATTTTTTAATTTTCTTTTTTCGGTAAAATTATTTTTTTACCGAAATCAACAGCCTACGCGCCGCAATGTTGCCGTTAGATGAAAAAATTACCTTTACCCAAAAGCGTAACGCTGTACCCGTGTGGATTTCAGCAAATACCGTTCAATCAAATCTTTTTCAACCTGCGGCATCGGGTCGCCAACACAGTCTGTAAGCGGTTCTGCCAGGGTAACGGGGTAATATTTGCCGTCCATAAACGCCCAGATTCCTGTTTTTTCAGAAAGGCAAAGTGTGAAATCGCGACAAGCGGCCCTAGGGGCTTCAAGATGAAATAAAAATCCGTGAAAAATAAACTCTCCGTTCCATCGTGTTTTCTTCTGGAACTTCACGGAAAGTAAATATTCAAGCTCGTTCTCTGTCATGTTTGCGGGTTTGTAGTGTGTTTTTTCGTCCTGCGGGGGAACGGCAAAGCGTTCTTTGTACATTTTTATGTAGGTCGGCATGAATTCGTTTGCTTTTTCAATCGTATCTATGCCTAAAAATCTGAATAACTGCGGCAAACGACCTTGTAGAGTTTCCCAAAATCGTTCAATCCTGCCTTTTGCTTCTGCGGACAGGGCTAAAATAATTTTCGTATTCAGTTCATTGCAGATTTCCGTCCAATGTGTCTCTTCTTCCTTGCTGTATTCAAGCCGCTCTTCCAGTGTTTTATCTTTTTTCCGTGCGTTTTTCACAAAAGCCGCATGTCTGTCGATGTAAACAGCTTCTGGTTTTCCTTGTAATGTAAGAGTTTGTCTTAAAACTTCACTGTAACCCAGTCTACATTCATTCCGGCAGAAATAAAGTCCTGTCGGTTCATGCGTAGCGTCATCAACAGCCCCGTGAAGCGTTATTTTTTCGCCGTTCATAAGCCAGTCGTGGTTGGAAGCGTCTAATTGCAGCAATTCACCAGTACAGGGGCGTTCTTTTCGTGGTAAATGTTTCTTTTTCTTGCCTTTTGAATGTGCTTTTGGTGATTTTATACCGTCTGATTGTAGAATTTCTGTAAGTGTAATTATTCCAATTTTGATGTTGTGATAGGTTATCAAGCGATCTTTGAATGCGCTGAAATTAGAGTCTGGCCAATAGTTGCGGTATATTCTGCATATTTCTTTCCGCAAATCGTCACTGTACCGCTTCTTCTGAGTTTTTCCTTTGTGACCATTTGTGAAAATCGAATCGCCGTATAAACGGTATCGGTGTTTTAGATATGAAACACCCCTTTCTGTAATTCCAATATTTAATGCAGCTTGTGCAATAGAGCATCTGCCGATACATGCAAGTGGAATCCATTTCCGCTTGCGTTCCTGCAATGCAAGGTATTCTTGAGACATAGGCAACCCCTAAAAAATGTTTTCCGCATTGCGATTCTCGGTTAGAAACATGTAAAAATTGAGTGTATCGGCATTTTTTTTGAAAAAAAACACTGAAAATCAAAAATAAGATGTTGACATTATTAAATTTATCCCTTATTTTCAGAGGTAGAAAATGAGTTGCTAATTCATGTCGTCTTTATTAGCCACTCACTTTTTATTGGGTGGTTAAAGCATGGGTGAAATACTCCTGTGTTT